GGCTCCGCCTTCCAGCCGATCGACGGCCTCGCCATTGAACGTGCCATTGTCGGCGTAGGTGTCCGGGCCCAGTGAGACCCGGACAGCCACGTCGTCGTAGATGCTGCGCATCGCCGATCAGCTCGTCTTGTTCTGGAGCAGCCGGAAGGCGGAGTCGTTGATGCTGTCGCCACCGACCCGCGCCCACGCGTACCACGCACGCTGACCGGTCGGCACGACGTTGCCGCCGCCCGAGGCGTCGAAGACGTGCGGGATCAGCTCGATCGACATCCCGGCGCGCATCGCGATCAGGTAGTTCGACCAGTCGCCGACGACCATCAGGTTCGCGGGCGTCGTGCCGGTCGGCATCGAGTCCATGTAGTCGTTCTGGTACAGCGGGCGGCCCTTCAGCCGGGTCACGCCCTCCGCCGACAGGTCCACGGTGAAGCCGCTCGGGTTGTTGTTGCTCCCGAGCTGCTGCACGACGCCCTCGACGTCGGTCGAGGCCATCCACGCGGCGCGGGACCGGTAGCGAATCGGCAGGGCGGACCACAGGTTGTTGATGTCGCCCGCCGACAGCGTGCCAGCGGTGCCGGTCGCGATCTCGACGGTCGCGTTCGCGTCGAGCGCGGTGATGATGCCGTAGGGCTCGTTGGAGCCGGTTCCCACGGTGAACTTCTGAACCAGCAGCTCAGAGAAGCCCTCGGTCAGCAGACGGGACATCTCGGAGGCGAAACCCGGGTAGTCCTGCTCGACCTCGAAGCTGTAGGGGATGTACCCGTCGGCCCGGTGCGCGACGACCTCCGGCTGAGCCAGGGTCGGGCTGTTGTCGGACGCGTTCGCGGCTTCCGCGCGGAACTGCCACGTGACGCCTGCCGAGCTGACACCCTTCCACTTGTCCGTCGTGATGGTCTCCACGCGGGCGATCTGGAAGAAGGGGTTCGGGTGACCCTGAGCGGTCAGGATGATGGTGGGGTCGATAAGGCAGGGTTGTTACACCTCGGACTGACCGAGGCGGGCTGGCCATCACGGCTAGCCTCTTCGCGTCTCCGCGAAGCTCAGACTATATCTTTATCTCACTTTCAGTAGTGAGATATCCCGTGCATAGTCGTTGAACCTTCCCGTCGGACGAACCAGGCGGGCTCGGCTGCTGATTGTCCCTACCGTTCGGCTTCTCAAGCCCTCGCGCTCAGGCTTTCGCCTCACGCTGTGGCGCGAACGTCTAGCAGGACTTCCCAGCAATTCTCGGGATTTTCACTGACGGATCGCTCCGTCAGGCGGCCAACTCGACCGGGACCCCATACCCGCCCGACGCGGGCGTGCCGACGGACATCGCGCGGAACTCCTCGTAGCGGTGCACCGCGGCGACCTGCTCGGGCGACAGCGTCGGCGAGTTGCGGGTCACCAGACGGAGGAACGCCTCGCGGTAGTCCGGGTCCTCCGTGACCAGCAGACGGCGAGCCAGGTAGACGCCGTCGGTGTTGTCGTTCCGGGTCTGAAGCAGCCGCTCAAGCCGGGCGCGCGCCTCATCGGGCACGTGACCGGCGTCGTCGTCGGAACCGAGCACGGCCCGGGCCCGATCGACGGCCGCGCGGGCGTCGAGGCGGGTGACGTCGTCACCGCGAAGACCGCGCTCGACACGGCTTCCCACCTGGAGGGTCGCCCACTTCTTCCGGGACTCGGCGACCCGCTCGCGACGCTCAAGCTCGGCGAGCTGCTCGCGAAGCTCCCTCTCCTCGACGTCGAGGTCATCCCACCGCTTCTGCTGGTCCTCGTTCAGGGCGCACTCTCCGGCGTCCTGATGGATGCTGTAGCGCTCGGCCTCGATCTCGTCCAGCCGAGCCCGGATCTCGTCAAGCGTCATCGCGACGCTCCCTTCGTGATCAGGTACGGATACAGGCGCTCCCGACGCTGTCGGGGCGTGAGCCCGGCTGAGTGGTCGGAGACCGGCTCATGGGCATCAGTCGCGGCTCCACTCGGCTCGCCAGTGCCCGCGGGCGGCTGGCTGGCCGACGGAGTGCGAAGGCTGCGCACGCGCTCGGCGAGGCGCTCGACCCGCTCCGGGTCACGCTCGCGGAGGCGCGCGTAGAAGTCGTCGGTCAGGCTCGCCACGTCGGCCGCGCGCATCCCCGCGGTAGCGGCGGGGTTGGCAGGCCACGTGACCGGCCCGAATTCGAACAGGCGGACCTCACGGATAGTCCGCTCCGGGAGCCCCTCCGGGTTGTGCTCGCTCCGGCCCGGGTCCTCGTTCCATTCGTCCTTCACGACGCGGAACATGAAGCTCGACCCGTAGGCGCCCGCCCGGAGGCCCGGGAGAAGGTCGCGGTTGTAGCTGGTATCGAACAGCAGCACGTCACCGACGGCCGAGTCATCCTCCTCGCGGAGGTCGGCGACCGTGCCGAGCACCTTGTCACCGATAGCCGGATCGTGGCCGTGGTTGAACAGGACCTTCACGCGCGAACCTTGCTCGCGAATGGTCTTCGCGAACGCGCCGGGAGCGGTCCGCTCAAGGAACCGGCCCTCCCACACGCTGTCGATCTCGTACCACGTGTTGAACGGGGAGAACCTGACTTCCATCGTCCCGAGCACGCCGTCGGCCGCCTCGTCGGAGCGAGCGAGAGTGACCGGGCAGACGTACGCGCGCACGATGTCTAGGTCACGCAACGTCGTCGTCATTACCTTCCTCCGTAACGTCCGCCCCGGACGATCCCGAGTCGTTCGGCTCGTCGCCCCACGGCACGGGCGGCATGTCCTCCAAAGCCCGGACCTCGTTGACCGTGGTCCACCGGTTCTGAAGCGCAATCTGGTGCGCCCGGAAGCGTGTAAGCGTCGTGCTCTGCAACAGCGCGTCCCGGTTGATGCGGGCGAACTGCCCGCGCGGGAGCATACCGGTCAGTACCCGCTCAACCCGCCTCAGCCAGCGGTTCAGCGTGTAGACGAGCAGATGAGTGCCGCGGGACTCGACGTTGCTGTACGTCATCGACCCGCCGGACTCGTAGCCGAGCACCTCCGCGATGCCCGGGCCGAAGATGCGGCAGCATTCGGCCGCCGTGTACCCCTGGGTTTCGAGGAACTGAGACTCGTTCGGCGAGACCTGGATCTGCTGGTAGTTCCACCCGCGGCCGAGCACGACCGGCTCGCGGGTGCCGCGGATCGCGGCCATAAACCGCTGCTTTGCCGTGCGCGCCTGATCGGGCGTCATGTCGGTCTCGGTGTTGGTGAGCAACCCGGAGGGATGCCCGCCGTCCTCGAACCACTGCTCGCCGAAGCGTGTCGCGGAGATGCCCAGGCCGATGGTCGAGGCGTGATGCTCGATCGGGCTCATGCCGAGCACGTAGCCGGGCATCGGGTAGACGCGACGGTGAAATACGTCGTCAGGCGGGATTCTCTGGCCACGGTGGGCAAACACGGGCTCACCGTCTTCGAGCCACACGCTCACCTCATCGGGATGCAGCAGCTCGACGGCCGTCGGATATCCGGCCGGTGCCCGGTCGGCGACGACACCGAAGGCGTTCCCGCGGAGCAGCCACGACGTGACGAGCTGAGCTATCCAGTCCTCAAGCCCGTAGCCGTTGCCCGCCGGGTCTAGCAGCCACGCCGGTGTTCTGACCTGAACCTGCTCGGCGCCGGACCCGCGGTAGACGTCCACAGGAAGCTCGGAGACGAGGCTGACGATCAGATCGACGGCCGACCACACGGCCACCTTCTGAAGACTCGCCTCAGCGCGGCTCAGATCGACGGCGTTGTATCGGCCTCCGTCGAACGAGCTCGGTGGGACGACGTACGTCGAGCGCGTCGAGGCCCGCGGGCCGAAGAACAGCCCCATCACGGCCTCCTCGCATCGACAATGAGCAGGAACACGCCCGCCGCGATCACCCCGGCGGGGACATAGACCATGCCGACCCCCACGCAGATGCACGCGGCACCGGCCAGCCCCGCCCACGTGCCGCGGAGGGAACCGACAACAGACCCGGCGAGGTCGGCAAGCTTCAGCCATGCCTTCCGCATGGCCACCTCCTCACCAGATGTTCATGAGTGGGTCGTACTCGCGGCTGACCAGGTGCGCCCGGGTCTCGTACGCCCACCGGGCGAGCGTGACGGCGACGAGCGGCGAGATGTCGGCCGTCGAGACGCGCCGGGCCCACGCCCACGCGTCACCGAGCGGGCGCACCTTCACGCCAAGCACCGCCTGGCGAAGCGGTTCCTGCCCGATGTGCCGAAACGTCCGTTGACGGACCGCGTCGGCGAACTGGGCGCACGCGGCCGCCACGTCCTGCGCCGTAGGTATGGCAAGGTCGCCGTACATCGGCCGGTCCACGTCTTCCGGCGTCGTGACGCCCGCCTTCTCGAGGTCGTCGAGCAGCGACACGGCCGGACCCTTGGCGTCGAGCGCGATCGCGACCGGGTTCCACTTCTGCCGAAGTTCGAGGATCCGATCGACGAGCCACTCGGTGCCGTCGCGCCGGTCGATGATCTCGGCGTGGCCGAGCCCGTCTTCCCGGAGACCGTAGGCGGCGATGACGGCGCCGTCTCGGGACGGCGTGATGTCCACCGCGAAGGCGAGGTCGCCGGAGATGCGCGACCCGGGGTCGCCGATGGCATCCCACGAGGCCACGTCGAGCTCGCGGGCCCCCTCGCTCGCCCGCGGCAGCCACACGCCGAGCCGCTCGACCGCGAACCGGTCACCCAGGCCCGACGGCTTGGCCTCGTCGCGGACGAAAGCCTCTTCAATACGGATGCCAAGGCTCGGGTTGCACTGGTACCACAGGTCAACGTCTTCGACCGCCCGCCGGAGGTCCGCCGGGTTGGTCAGGTCGAGGTCGGCGCCCCAATCGAAGTGCGCCATGCGGTCGGTGCCCGCCTCACCGTCGGCCCGCAGGCCGTAGACCCACGCCGACGGATCGTCCGGAGGCGTGCCGAAGAACCAAAGCTGGGGGTTTGGCCGCGCCGACATGGTCGGCAGCAGCGCGGCCATCTGGGACGCGGTGAGCTCCTGCGCTTCGTCGAGGATGTTGCAGTCACCCGAGAAGCCACGGCCCGAACTCCGTGAGCGGGCGATGAACCGCAGACGGCCGCCGCCGTACTTCTTTTTGACCTCTACACCCTGCTCGCCGTTGGCCTGCCAGATTCGTTGGACCCGCTTCTCAAGGTCGGGCGTGGACTCGATTAGGCCCTTGATGCGGAGGAACGCTTCCTGCGCGGTCCGGTATTGGTGCGCCGAGTGCAAGATGAGCTTCTCACCGAGCAGGAAGAGCCCGCCGAGTTCTCTCGCCTCAATGATGGCGCCCTTGCCATTCTGGCGCGGCACCCACACCGACACCTTGAAGTTCGCCCACCTGCCGTCGGCGTGCTCGCCGAGCGCGTGCTGAAGCACGAACTGTTGCCACGGGTCGAGGAACAAACCGGCGCTCGCGGCGAGCTCGACGACCTCCTGCCCAGCGCTACTTACGTACGGCGTCCACTTCGCCACCCGCGGCTCTTGCGCGCCTCTCCGCACGTCTGCGGGCGAGCTGGTCAACCGGGCTCACCTCCTCATCAGGAATCGCTTCGAGCTCGGCGAGCACCTCGCGAAGCTCGCGAGCGACGGCCGCCGCCCCCGTGCCGCGTGCGCGCTGCAATTCGGCTGCAAGCCGGTCGCGAATCGCTTCGAGGGCGGCCCGCCGGTCGCCCGCGACCGCCTCGACGAGCTCGGCGGGCATGCTGACCTGCTGTTTTGCCATCTCGTCAGCCTCCGGACCCGGACGCGATGTATCGCGGGGAGAGAAAAATGAGG